AATACAACAAGAATATTTAAAATCAGTATTGTTAAGTCAATTACTTTTAGAATCAAACGAAAATTTATTTTTTACAACACAATACAAACAGCAAATAAAACACAAAATAAATAGTTTAAATAAAGATTTAGAAGAAACAGTAAGAAACGAATATAAAATAATTTATAAAACCGACCCTGAAACAACTACTAATATTTTAAATAGTATTGAATCAATAATTAAGAAGCTGCAAACAAGTTCAATAGATGAATTAGTATTTATTAACGCAGTAATTGATAAATATAAAGAGAACAAAGAATGGTTTAAAGAATATGGCGAAACTGAATTTTTAAAATTAAATGGCTAAAAAACAAGAAGCAACATATTCACCTACAGAAAAAGAAATACAATGTAGTTATATATGTAATAAGAATGATTTAGCATACGTAATACAGCCAATACAATATACAAAGAAATATAAAGTAATTAAATTTCAAATATCAAATAGATTAGAAGTACATACTTATAAAGAAAATAATATTGATGTTGAATTTACAGAATACGATGCACTAAAAAAAACAATGGAGCTTTATACATTACACGCAAAAAGATTTAAATGAAAGATACAATAGTAGAATCAGTAATAGAACAATTTAAACATCGTTCTGAAGTAGGAATAAATAAATATGGTGTTACACTTGACAGAGAAGATTTAAACGCTTTAGAATGGCTACAACACCTGCAGGAAGAATTAATGGATGCAACGCTTTATGTTCAGAAACTAAAAGAAAAATTAAATGACAAATAGCAAATATTTTAAACCAATAACACGTATAAAAAAAGTAATGGATTTCTATTACAACAGAGGAATTAATTCTGAAAGAGTAAACGAAATATATAGAAAAATAATTAAGCTACCTAAACAGTAGCTTTTTTTTATGTTAAATTTTTGTTAAAATGTAATTTATATTAATAACTTGTTTATATTTGCATATATAATTAAACAATTAAAAACAAAACACTATGACAAAGCAAGAAATTATTGACAAATTAGAAAATTTAACTTGGTTAATGGCAGAAGTAGAAAATACATTTGTTAAACACCAATTAGAAGAAATTACAGATGCATTAAGAACTGAATTTAATTATTCAGATACTTACGAACAACAGGTAAAAGAAGTATTAAATTACGATGAAACAATGTTTAATTTAAACAACATAAAAATAAGATAATGAATGAACAAGCATTAATAAAAATACAATCTATAATAATGGGTTTAGATAGGGAATTAAAACAATATGTAGATGAACTATTATCAGGTCAAGGTTTATTAAACGATGACCAATTAAGCAAGATGATTAACAGTACAACAAGAGAATTAAGTGTGTATAACTATATTTTAAAACTAATAATAATAAATGGAAACAACAATTAAAACTTTCGATAATAAAATTTGGGATAAACAAGAACTATTAGATAATATGTTTGAAGATGATTTTTACTATGGATATTTAGGTAAAAACGCTTTAAGTAGTTCAAGTTTAAAAATGCTTATACAATCACCTAAAACATATAAGTATGTTACTAAATATGGTTCAGGTGAATCACAAGCATTAAGGGATGGTAAACTATTTCACACTATGATTTTAGAACCACATAAGATAGATGATTTAGTAATAGTTGATGTAGCAACAAAAGCAGGAAAAGCATACAAAGAAGCAAAGGCACAAGGTTTAGAAGTTTATACTTCAAAAGAATTAAAAGATGCTGAAAGATTAGCTGATGCACTATTACGTAATGATGAAGCTGTTAGCTATATGAATAAAGCACAATTTGAAATACCTGCAATAGCTATGATAGATGGAATACCATTTAGAGCAAAAGCAGATATATTAAAAGATAATATGATTGTAGATTTAAAAACTACTACAGGTTTAAATGAATTTAGATATTCTGCATCTAAATATAGTTATGATTTACAAGCGTATTTATATCGTGAAATGTTTGGTGTAGATAACTTTGTATTTGTTGCAATAGACAAAGGAAGTTTAGATATAGGTATATTTGAATGAAGTGATGAATTTTACGAAAGTGGTAAAAGAAAATTAGAACAAGGTATTGCAAATTATAAATACTTTTTTGGTGAAGAAGAAGTAGATTTAAACCAATATGTATTAAGAGGAATATTATAAATAATTAAAAATAAGAAACAATGGAAATAAATAAAATATATTTAGAAAGCAATTTAGAAACATTGGCAAAGATGCCTAATAACTTTGTAGACTATGTATTAACAAGTCCTCCTTATAATGTAGGATATAATCAAATGAATGGTGATGATACAAAAAAATACAAAGATTATAAAGATAATTTAGATGATTATTTTTTAAATCAAAAAAATCTTATTGATGAATTATTAAGAGTTACTAAAAATCATATATTTTATAATATACAAATGTTAGGTAATAATAAAGTAGACTTTTTAAATTTATTAGGTCATTTTAAAGATAACATAAAAGATATAATTATTTGGCAAAAAAATATGATTCCACATATTGAATCAGGTGTTATATCATCTTCATTTGAATTTATAATAATATTTAGCAATCAACAACCTAAAAAAAAGAAATTTTACGATGGAAATTTTAGAGGTAATTTTGGTAATGTAATTAAAACATTAAACACGCATAGCAATCCTTTTGCTAAAGAACATAAAGCAATAATGCCTTTAGATATTCCAAGAATGTTTATGCAAAAATTCGGTAATGAAAATGATTTATGGTATGACCCATATATGGGAACAGGTACAACTGCAGTAGCTGCAATAGAAGAAAAAAGAAATTGGATTGGAAGTGAAATATCAAAAGATTATTTAGCTATTGCTAATAAAAGATTACAACCTTATTTAGACCAACAAACATTATTTTAAATGGAACGTAAAGAAATATTTTATTGTAACTTAACTTTGCAAAATGGTAAAGATAATATCTATTTGAAAAATGTAGTTTACAAAGAAGAAGATGGATATTTTAAAAATATTAGATTAGGAATAAAAGAACCATTAAAAGTAATTAAGATTGATGTTATTACAAGTTTAGGATTTGAAAATTTATCAAATGAATATACAGAAGTAAAACAATCAAACGAAAAAAGAAACAAAATAACAGGTGCATACGAATAATAAAAAAAACAATATGGAAATTACAGAAAGATTAAAAGAAATAATTAAGCAAGAAACAAACACCAATATAGATATAAGAACACGTAACAGACAAACAGTTGAAATGCGTTCATTATATTGTAATGTACTAAAACAATTAAAACCAAACAAAACACTTCAAGCAATAGGTGATACATTAGAATTAAATCACGCTACAGTTATACATGCTTTAAAAAACTATAAGATGTATGAAGAATACAATCCGGAACTAAAAAAGTTTAGAACTACAATACTATCTTACTTTACTATTGATAATGAAGCAGAATTAAAAGAGCTATCAGAAATTGACAAAGTAAAACAACAGATGTATAAACTAACATTTGAAAACGACAAACTAAAAAGAGAATTGCAAGAACAAATAGAAAGACCAAGACACGAATACAAAATAATAGATGACTTAAACAATCTAATGAATAACACTAAAGGTACAATACAGTTTGATTTAATACAAGATAGATTAGAAGCTTTTTATAAAATGAATAACAATATAAAATTATGAAAAATAAAGATTGGTTACTTGATAAAATAGTAAAATCAGGAATAAGAATTAAAGAACTTAAAATTGAATTACAAAAATCAGATAATGATTATTATGAAATGAAATGCCAAAATGAACAATTAGAAATAAAAATAAAAAGTTTACAAAGAGAATTAGAAGGCAAACATTTAATGGATATAAAACTATGACACCAAAACAAGAAAAAATAATAGTAGAAACATTTGCAATTATATCTTCATTTATAATAGCATTAGCAATAGTATTAATAATTAAATCTATAGTAGAATGACACCAAAAGAAAAAGCAAAAGAGTTAATACAAAAATATAATGAATTACCTGAAGAATGTAGTTGTTATGAATATATGTGTATATGTTTTAGAATGGGTGATTATTACGCAAAAAAATGTGCATTAATAGCAGTTGAAGAAATATTAAATAATAAAAGTTTTTTAATATCAATTACATTACAGGATATTAATTATTGGCAAGAAGTTAAACAAGAAATAGAGAAGTTATGAAAGAAACAATAGAACCAATAACACCAAAAGAACGTGCTGAAATACTTTATAATAAATACAGTAGAGAATATAACAGAATAGTATGTTCAGGTAAGATGCAACAGACAGAACATTGGAAAGAAGTAGCAAAAGAATTAGGTAAACTTTATAACAAATAATTATGGCAGATATAGCAAAATGCTCCGATAGTTTATGCCCATCAAAAGAAACGTGTTATAGATATACAGCACCTGCATCAGAATGTTGGCAATCGTATGGTTCATTTAATCGTGAAGAAGATGCCTATAATTGTGATATGTATTGGTATAATGGTGCTTGTAAATATTGTCATCAATTAAATGGAGTACATAAAACAAGTTGTGCAACAATGAAGATACAAATAAACTTATGAAAACATTAGAACAACAAATAAGACCACACGCAAGATATTGGGACTGTTACAACGATGAAGCAGAATTATATAATCATACAGGTAAACTATTAAAAATTATTGATAAATATGCTATTGAGTTTGCAGAATGGTTTGTTAATAATAGAGTTGAATTTTATGATAATACTTCCAAAGGAAATGTATATAAATATATGAGTGATTTAAAAGTTTATACAATAAAAGAACTATTAGAAATTTTTAAAAAAGAAAAACGACTTTAAACAACAATAGATTTTATTTATTATTATTTAAAATTGAATAATCATTATTTATTTCAAATGGATAAAATTAGAGGTGGTGCAAGACCAAACGCAGGTCGTAAATCAAAAGTAGAAGAACAAAAAGTAAACAATGTATTTTTAAAAGCATTAGGAGAATTGTATTCTAAAGAAACAGAAGAAGATACTAAAATAGCTTTTGTTAAAGATACATTAATGCAATCACAAAGAGGGCAGTTATTTATTGCTGAACATATATTTGGTAAACCAAAAGAAATTATAGAAGCTACACACAACGTAAATGATTTTAATATAAAAGATATCTTCAAAGTTGGGAATAGCAATAAATCAGAAATATAATCTATTAGGTTCAGATAGTAGATACTTTGTAATAACAGGTGGAAGGGGAAGTGGTAAATCATATTCCCTTAATTCATTTTTATTACTATTAACCTATGAAGCAGGCCACGTAATATTATTTACACGTTACACTTTAACTTCTGCAAACGTTTCTATTATACCTGAATTTATAGACAAGATTGATACAGCTGATTTAAGCAACGATTTTTATATAACGAAGGATGAAATAGTAAATCTTAAAACAGGGTCTAAAATCTTATTTAAAGGTATTAAAACAAGCAGTGGTACACAAACAGCTTCTTTAAAATCTTTAGCAGGTGTTACAACTTGGGTATTAGATGAAGCAGAAGAATTAACAGATGAAGAAACATTTGAAAAGATAGACTTCAGCATTAGAACAAAAGGAATCCATAATAGAGTTTTATTAGTATTGAATCCTGCAACAAAAGAACACTTTATATATAAGAAGTTCTTTGAAGATAAAGGAGTAGAAGCAGGTAGTAATTTAATTAAAGGTGATACAACTTATATTCATACTACTTATTTAGATAACATAGAAAATCTATCTGAATCATTTATAAATCAAATAGAGAATATAAAGAAACGCAGACCTGAAAAGTATAAGCATCAAATATTAGGTGGATGGTTAGACAAAGCAGAAGGAGTTATCTTTACTAATTGGACTATAGGTGAATATAAACAAATAGGTAAATCTGTATTCGGTCAGGATTTTGGATTTAGTAATGACCCTACAACACTTGTAGAATGCAATATAGATACATCTAACAAACGAATATATATAAATGAAAGGTTTTACTTACAAGCACTAACAACGAGTCAAATATTCAATTTAAATAAACAACACTGTTTAGATAGTTTAATAGTTGCTGATAGTGCAGAACCAAGATTGATTAGTGAACTTCAAACATTAGGATTGAATATTGTTCCTGCAATTAAAGGGCAAGGTTCTGTAACATACGGAATATCATTATTGCAAGATTACGATTTAATAATATCACCTGAATCAATCAATCTAATTAAAGAATTAAATAACTATTGTTGGTTAGAAAAGAAAAGCAGTACACCAATAGATAATCATAATCACTTGTTAGATGCTTTAAGATATGCTGTTAGTCATCAATTAGAGAATCCAAATAAAGGTAACTATTTTATTTATTAATATAGAACGGATTAGCCGTTTTACTAATTTGATTTAATCTATGACATACGGACAAATAATAGCAACTATACAATGTTACATACATCACATTAAAGGTATTGAAGTAGGAATTAATCTACCACGTAATATAGGTGAAATTAAAAAGATGCAACAGATGTATAATATAGCTGCTGAATATTTGAAAAGTTAAATTTATGTTAAAACTAATTTATGTAACAAATTTATATTATATTTGTTAAAAATTTAAAACAAACAAAATGGAAAAAATAAAAGTATTCGTAGATTATTGTGATATAGAATTTGAAGTTAAAGGATTCTATATAAAAGGTTCTGATTATGATTATACAGGTAGTTGTATTGAAGATGAAATAATATCTATTGAAGGTATTGATGTTTATCAAATACTATCTACAAAACAAATAAATGATATTATAGATTTAGCAATAGAGCAAATAGAAGAATAGTTTTTAGTTAATTAAATTGGTTAAATTAGACTTACAGAAATGTAGGTCTTTTTTTTGTTTAATACAATTTAAACAAATAGTTATTAATATAAAAAACAATAATATGAAATTAGAAATTAGCATACCAACAGAACTAAAAGAAATTAAGTTAGCACAATACCAAGCGTTCTTAAAGATAGCTAAAGATAATGAAGATGAAGAATTTTTAAATCAGAAAATGGTTCAAACGTTCTGCAATATAGATTTAAAGGATGTAGCAGAAATTAGATTTAAAGATGTATTAGAAATAACAGCTTCACTTGCTAAAATGTTTAATGTGCAAAATCATAAGTTTATAAATAGATTTAAACTTGGTGGAGTTGAATTTGGTTTTATTCCTGATTTAGAAGATATGACGTTTGGTGAATATACAGATTTAGATTCTTATATTGGTGATTGGGATAATATGCACAAAGCTATGGCAGTATTATATAGACCAATTAAAAGCACAGGTTTAAATGGAACGTATGAAATAGAAAAGTATAATGGTTCTATAACTTATTGCGATGTAATGAAACACGCACCTTTAGATGTTGTATTAGGTGCTAATGTTTTTTTTTACAATTTAGGCAACGACTTATTGAAAAGTACGATGACTTATTTGGAGAACAACAAGGAGATACAGACTATTCTGCAACAACACAGTTTGGAAAACGATGGGGATGGTATAGTTCAATCTATGCTCTTGCTCAAGGAGATGTTACAAGATTTAATACAATTACCGAGCTACCAATTAACCAATGTTTAACATACCTAACATTTGAGAAACAAAAGAATCAAATAGAATCAGATTTAATAAAAAAAAATAAATGAGTACATTTTACGAAATAACACAAGTAATTAAAAATAAACTACAAGAAGATTTATTTGTTAATACAGTTACAACAGGTGATATATTTAAAGTTGATTTAAATAAACAAACTATATTTCCTTTAAGTCATATTATAGTTAATTCAGTATCGTATCAAGGTGCAGTATTAAATTATAATATATCTATATTATGTATGGATATTGTAGATGAATCAAAAGAAAAAGTAGCTGATATATTTTTAGGTAATGATAATGAACAAGATGTATTAAATACACAATTAGCTGTAGCAAATAGATTCTTAGAAGTATTAAGGCGTGGTGCTTTAGCTGAAGATTATGAATTGGTAAACAATAGTGCAAACATAGAATTTTTTACAGAACGATTTGAAAATAAAATAGCAGGTGTTACTTTTACTTTTGATATGGCTATACAAAATCCAATGACAAAATGTTAGAAGTTGAAGCTGTATTACAACGCTTCCGTGATTATGTAATTCAACAATCAAGAAGCAATTTAACTAAAGGAAATAAAAATAGTTCTAAGGCACTTTATAATTCTATTGATGGTGAAGTAGTAACTGAAAATAATTTTTCTATTGTAGGGTTTACAATGTTAGATTATGGTCATTATCAGGATAAAGGAGTTTCAGGTAAATTAAAAAAATACAATACTCCATATAGTTATAAAGATAAAATGCCACCTGTTAAAGCGTTTGATAAATGGATAGTTAAAAAAGGTATTGCACCACGTAACGCTAAAGGTGAATTTGAAAATAGAAAAAGTTTACAATATGCAATAGCAAGAAGTATTTTTTTAAATGGTATTAAACCAAGTTTATTTTTTACCAAACCATTTGAAGCAGGATATAAAAAATATATAGATACAGATTTAATAAAAGCATTTGGACAAGATATAGAAACAATGATAGATTATAATTTAAAAGATATTAAATAATGAATGTAATAAGTGCAAGAAGCCCATACGAAATAATAATAAATGAATCGGGACAAATAGGAAGTAAAGTTGAATTGTTTATTTGGAATAAAGGAACTACAGAACCTACTATTCCAACTTATATAATGAGTGAAAATATTGCTTCTGTAACACAAACAGAAACAAACTATAATATATCGCCTTATGTTTTAGAATATATAAATCAAGTTTCACCTACTTATGTAACTACTCCTGCTATTGAAAATAATACAGATTGGTGTTTAGTACGTGTTAAAAGATACAAAAAAACTACAGCAGGTACTTTTAGTTTAATAGATAATTTAGTTTATTTTGGTATAAATGCTTACACAGAAATAATTAATGGTTTAAATTATAATATTTCAGGTACAAATGATTTTGTTTTATTAGGTTATCCTTTTGTAACTAATAAAATACAATACTATAATACAGTTCCTTATTATAATCTTTTAATTAAAAGTGTTGCATCTAATAATTATACTATTAGATATTTTGATTTAAATGGTTCATTACTAAGTACAAATGTTTTCTTTAGTCCTACAACAACTGATTATTTTAATTATAAAATTCCTTTGGCTGTTAGTGGTTCTTCATATTGTAGAATAGAAACTACAAATGATGATGATATATATACCATTTATACTGAAAAAATAGAAGAATGTAAATATACACCTGTTAATGTAAGTTATGTAAACAAGTTTGGTGGTTGGCAACAAATTACTTTTTTTAAAGCACAAACCAATAGTATAAATGTAAAAGGTTCAGAATATAATTTAATGCAGCTTAATTTAAACTATAATTATAAAGCAGGTCAGAAAAAATCATTTAATATAAATGGTAATAAAACTATAAAATTAAATACAGGTTGGGTTTACGAAAATTATAATAAGTTTATTCAAGAGCTTATGTTAAGCGATACTATATTAGTTGATTCAAACCCTGCTATTATTAAAACACAATCTTTAACTTATAAAACAGATTTAAAAGATAAAAATATAAATTTTGAAATAGATTTTGAATATTCTAATAAACTTATTAATGATATTGTATGATACAAGTTCAAATTTATATTAAAAAAAATACGCTTGTTGAATCAAACCAAGCTGTACAAGCAAATACAACACCTTTTTTAACTTTAAAAAGTACTGCAACAACTTATACTACAAATCAATTTACAGGTCATTACGTTAAGATTATTAGTGGTACAGGTGCAGGTGCTATTGCTTATATAGTTTCAAATACTTCTTCTATATTAACTTTACAAACAGCTATTCAAGTTGATGCTTCAAGTAAGTTTGAAATATATAGAGCAGACTACCAAAAGTTAGATTTATTTAGTGATGAAAAAATAAGTGTAACAAGTTCTGTAGCTAATGCAAATGATATAGGAAAAATATTTACAGATTATTCACAATCTTTTACAATACCCGCTTCAGATAGAAATAATAAAATACTATCACATTGGCACGAAAGTGCTGTAGATAATGGATATGACCACCGACAAAGATACGATGGGTATGTAGAAGTAAACACGCATAAATTTAAAGATGGTAATTTTCAATTAGAAAAAGCAAATAAGAAAAACGGATTTATTGAAAGTTATACACTTACTTTTTATGGTAATTTAACACAATTAAAAGATAGATTTAAAGATACTAAATTAAAAAATTTACCTACAGGCAATCTTGCAGCAACTTATGGTACTGATAATTATTGGGGTTTACTAAATCATACTTATAATTCTACAGAAATAATTAATAGAATAAAATCAGTTACACCTCAAAATGTTTACTATCCATTAATTGGTTCACAAAGAAAATTCTCTTATAAAGATGGAATTACAGGTTTTGATGTTACTACTACAGGAGGTGCTATAAAATGGACTGAGTTATTTCCTGCTGTATCTATGCAAGCTGTTTTT